ATTATTTTTGGTGGAAGAACTAGAATAAGAGGAATGCACGGTGTTTTAGCTGGTGCAGGAAATTTAACTTTTAGAGATGGTTCTGCAACTGGAACAGCATTATTAACTTTATCTGCAAGTGCAGGAGACTTAGATCCATATATCCCAGATGATGGAGTATTATTTCCTAACGGAGCGTTTTTAACTGCTGACCAAGGCGACATTACAGGTTTAACAGTATTCCACGACGGGTAAGGAGCTTAAATGGCCAACACTACTTCAGGCTCTTATTCTTTTGATAAGAACCTAGGCATTGATGAAATTATTGAAGATGCATATGAACGTATTGGTGTGCAAGGTGTTTCCGGTTATCAATTAAAAACTGCAAAAAGATCTTT